TAACACCACTGCGGCGCTTGCTATGTATGTGTCCCCTGACCGGAAGCATAAGGTCATGCTCTTTGCCCGGCCAGGGTATTACCGTATCGCCAAGGCTGAGCTGTTCCTGCCTCTGCAGCAGACCGGCGAGTGGTTGTGCCCTGATATGTCGGAGTTCTCCCCGCAGCTCGGCAAGTGGGAGTGGGAAGAGCCTGTGCACGTCAAGGGTGAGACGGTGACTATCTACGAACTCTCCGACCAGAAAGGTATCATCGCTCGGCACTTGCCGACCTTGAAGCGTATCAACCACACGATTCTGCAGCTCGGCGTGTTGGTGGCGACACAGGCATACCGCAAGACGATTCTCTCCAACCTCCCGAAATATGACGAAGAGGGCAACGAGATTCAGTACAGTTCAGATATGTTCGAGACTGCCCCGGACGCGCTGTTGATGCTTCCAGAAGGTGTGGATATTTGGGAGTCTTCTCAGACCGACCTCAACCCGGTACGTAACTTGGTGCTGGATAACCTCAAGATTCTTGCCGCAGAGTCCAAGACACCTCTTTATATCCTCTCCCCAGATTCGGCTACGGCTTCGGCAGAAGGCGCGTCCATGCAGAATGAGCCATTGATTTTTGATATTGAGTCTTTGGAGATGCGCATTACCTCGACGCTGCGTCGTCTTTTTGCTGATGCAATGGCGGCACGCGGTGACTCCGAGCGCGCGGACGCTACGAAGATAAACATTGATTGGGTGAACCCCAAGCGTCCGTCGGATGTTGAGCGTATGTCGGCTGTTCAGCTGGCAACCTCGGCAGGCGTTCCACTCACGGTAGCTCTTCGTAAGTTCGGCGGCTTCTCTGCCCTTGAGGTTGCAGAGGTTGAGCGCGTTCAAGGTAACCAGGCACTACGCGACCTTGTCGTGGCGAATGCTACAGCTTCCTACCAGCAGCAGAACCAGGAAGAGGATACAATCACCGGCCAGGAAGACCAAAACCCTGAGCCGGACCCGAAAAACCGTCAAGTACTGAACAACTCTTCCCCCTCTGCCAACATTGCTAACCAGAACAATGGTGGGGCTGTCTAATGGCGACCAGCGGATTCTATGGGGAGCTATCTAACGCTCATTCAAAGCGCAGCCGCTCTCTGGTAGAGATTCTGGTGCAGTGGCTTTTCTCCCGGTGGCGTTCTGCCCCTATGACTTCGGACGCAGCGCAAGAGCTTATCGACGATACCGTAGAGAAAGTTCTCGACGTGATGGACGACGTTCGCACGGACGCAGACGCTTTCCTAACGGAGGTGCTGGAAGCAGAGGGCGTACCGTTCCCACGAAACATACCCCCGGCACGGGACGGCTCGTATCCCCGTCGTTCTGTCTTGCCGGAGGATGTGTGGGAGCGCCCTGTGAATGAGTACCGCGCGGCGCGTAATAGTGGCGACTCGCACCAAGAAGCTATGCTCAAGACCTTATCTCGCGTTCGACAGTTGGCAGACGCGGACGTGCGTATGGCTAACCGCGCGCGTGCGGCACAGGTGTATGAAGCAGCTTCACCGAACGGTGTTATCGGGTACCGGCGTATTATCCACCCGGAGCTATCGAAGACCGGCACGTGCGGTCTGTGTCTTGTTGCGGCGGACAGGCTGTACAGCACGAATCAGTTGTACCCACTGCATGACAACTGCAAATGCGAGACACTGCCTGTAACTAACACATCCGACCCCGGCTTGAAGCTGAACCGCGAAGACCTGGATTATATCTACAAGGTTGCCGGCGGTAACACTGCAAGCAAGCTCTCGAACACACGCATTGCTGAATACGTCTCAGGTGAGAAAGGTCCGGTGCTGGCGCGCCGTATCGAGAAATCTAAATCTGGTCTCACCCCGAAGAACGAGCAATACGCTCTCTCAGGCGACGACGCAGAACGCGCTTCTCATGTGTGGACCCCCGCCGAGGAGGTTATCGGTGCACAGGATGAATTGGCCGCGCTGCGGCAGCGCCGAGCTAAGCCTCGTAAGCGTCGTCTGTCGGTGCTGGAAGAACGAATTGCGTATTGGGAACGACAAGCGAGGAAGCATTCAGCATGATTAGGTTAGTGACCGGACCCCCGGCCAGTGGGAAGAGTACATACGTTCGAGAGAATGCCAAGCCGACAGATGCTATTATTGATTTAGACTTACTGGACGGGGATTCTGCGCTTCGTGCCGCTCTGGAAGAGAGTTTGCACCTGAAAGGTTCTCGAACAGATGTTTGGGTTTGTCGAACCCTACCAGACCCGAAAGACCGAAACGGTTTTGCGGAGTACATCCAAGCCGACGAAGTTGTGTTGCTTGATGACTCGACAGAAGACGAGTTGATAGCCCGGCTCGAAGGCACAGAAGATGCTGAGGACCGCATCGAAGGTATTCGCCGGTGGTTCTCACTCAACCCCCGAAATGGGGAACGAAAGGAAACTGAATCAATGTCTGATACTTCAACCACACCAGAAGCACAGCAGCCCGCAGCCGAAGAACTTTCTACCCCGGCAAGCGAAGACCTGCAGGCACAGGTGGAAGAGCTGAAAAAGCAGGTTGAGCAGTGGAAGAGTCATTCACGCACGTGGGAGAAGCGAGCTAAAGAATCGCAGCATAACACCGAGTCTGAACAGGCCAACGACGGTGAACAGCTGAAAAACCTACAAGAAGAGTTCGCTACCTTCAAACGTGAGAGTGCTCTGCGTATCGCAGAGTCCGAAATCCGCGCGGGATTGAGTGGACGTGGGCTGTCGAATTTGCAAGGATTTTTCGACGGCTTGGGTGCTGCATCGTTCCTCAATGACGCAGGCGATTTTGATAAAGACAAGTTTGAGTCCATGCTCAGCACTCTTGCAGAATCGGTGAAGCCTCAGACAGCGAACGGTATTCCTTCCCTCTCCGGCGCACCCGCTTCGGAGGGTAGTTCCAAGAACAGCTTCGCCTCGGGTGCTGCGGCATTCCGGGCTAAGCAGAAGAAATAGAAAGGTTATCGACTATGCCTAACCTGCATAGCACGGTTATTAACCGTAACCTCCCGGCTTGGTTGTCTGGTGAGACTGCAAACTTTGAAGCGCAGTCCCTTACTCTCAAGGCAACTGATTTTGCTGAGGTTATCAAGAAGTACAACGGCGTTCCCTCTGGTTACCCTGTAACCATTGCGCAGAACAAGATTACCCCTGCTACCGCTGACCCTGATGGTTTCATCCTGTATGATTCCACCAACACTTTCAGCGAAGAGCAGGTGGCTGTCGTTGTGAAGGGTATTATTATCCTCAAGCGTCTGCCTAAGCTGGCATCCGGTGACGCGCTCGCCAAGCCCGCTTCGTCTGCACACTTTGTTTACATGGAAGGAGCGGCTAACTAATGTCTAGCTACGATTTGGATATTCTGCTTACCCCTGAGTACTTGACCGGGTACGCACGTGAGGCATACCAGGCGCTGCAGGATGCGGCTATTGCCGAGAACTCTTTGAGTATCTTCTTCCCGGACCGTCAGGTAGAAGGCATTGACCTGAATACCCGCGACCTCAAGAAGACCCGCCCTGTCATGGCTTACAACCGCGCATGGGATGCTGAACCGGCTCGCGGTACTCTGCCTCCGATTCGTACTATCCGTTTCGAGAACATCCCTTTGACTCAGAAGTACACTCTGAGCGAGAAGGACCAGCTGCGCGCTCGCGTTCAGTCGAACGAGGTAATCCGTGAAGCGGTGGAGAACAACGTTCAGCTTGGTGTTCAGGCTATTGCTGACCGTCTTGAGTACCAGCGCGGCCAGACCCTCAACAAGGCTCAGTTCCTCGTAGAGACTGAGACCGGCGGCGTGACCGCTGACGATTGGGGCCGCTCTGCAGAGGCTACCCCCGTGGTTGCTAACAAGTTCAACGTTGCTACCACTAACGTTCTGGAAGAGCTTGTAAAGCTGCGCGATGCATATCGTAAGTTGAACGGATTCTACCCCGGCGCAATTGTCGCTTCGCCGAAGATTCTGTTCGCTATCCAGACCCACCCACAGTTCGCAACTAAGGTTGGCGACCACACCCGTCTTGCTACTGTTGATGAAGTCAATGGTATTCTTGCCGGTCAGCGTCTACCCGCGATTACTGTTTACGACCGTCAGGTTCAGACTCACTCCGGCCCAGTAGATGTGCTGGACCAGGATAGCCTGTTCCTGCTTCCCCCGGCTGGAAGCCCCATCCTCGGCGAGACCGTGTTCTCCCGCACCAACACTGCGGTGAACCTTGGTTGGCAGGGTGTAGACGGCCAGGGTATCGTTGCAAACATTATCCAGCGTCCTAACGTTGCGTCTCTGCGTGACGTTGTTGTGGACTCTGTGGCAATGCCTGCACTCTATGCACCTGATGCTGCGTTCAAGGCTCAGGTTCTCTAACAACGACTAAGGAGCGAAACAAATGGTAACTAAGCAACCCACGTACATTTTCAATGAAGACGGGGAATTACACTTTCTCCCAGAAGGGAGTGAGCTTAGCGACCATGTTCTCTCCCAGGTCAGCAACCCGCACGTGACGGGGCTATCCGTGCCAGAGGGGAACACTTCAACGGAAGATGAAACCTCTGACGAACCAGAGAACGAAAAGAAAAAGTCCCCGGCACGGAAGCCCCGCGCACGACGCAGCACAGCTAAGAAGTAAGGATTTACCCCCGTGAGTTTTGAAGTAACCGTTGATGACGTGTACACCGCGCTAGACGGCGACGTGACCGACAGGACTGAGAAGTTTATCCAGTCTAAGATTGAGGAAGCGTTAGCAATTCTCGCGGGGGTTTGTCCGCGCCTTCGTGCTATTATCTCTGGCGAGAAGGAACCAGATAAGCTCATGGCTGTTCGTATCCGAGCTGTCGTTGTGGCGGCTGTTATGCGCGTTATCAAGGATGACCGCAGCGGGTACACCCATGAGAAGGAATCGGCCTACGAGATTACGATTGACCGTATCGCTCAGTCCCCGGATATTTGGTTTACAGACAAGGACCTAGAGAAGCTTGGTTGTAAAGACCGACCGAACCCTATCGGTACTGCAAAGCTCGGGGTGAGCGGGATGTTCACCGCGACCACCCAGAACAGGTGGTACTGCAAATGAGTCTTATCTCCCAACCCCGGCACGTGATTGACTTATACCCGGCGCATACCGTGATGCAGCCGGACGGTATGCCTTCCTTGGAGTACCTACAGAAACCTATCCAGGTACGTTGCAACTTTCAGCCGATTGCATCTGATAACCTTTCTCGTACATCTTCGGTGCGCGAAGAATACTACGGTTCTAAACTTTCGACGACCGGGGCACTCACAACACCCCCCGGCACGTTCGATAAGATTCGCAAGCAGCTGCCCGAAGAGTACCTAGACGAGTTCCCCGTGAACTCCATTGTTGTGTACACACCGGGTAAGTACACCCGGCAAGCCGGGAACAAACCTAACCCAACGTCTAGCACGCCATTGATTTATTCTATTGACGCGCGAGAGGTAGTGTTCCGCATGGGTGTGCGTACACAGCACGATAAGGTGTCTATCACTCGCGGCAACGCGAAAGACTTTGTTGGGGTGGACTTTGGCAACTAACGGAATAGAACTGTACCGCACAAACTCCAAGCGTGCGGCTTCTTTAGTGTCTACACGTTCTCGCGCGTTGGATATTACCGCAGAGGCTATCAAGAACGACGCGAAAGCGGCTGCAGAGCCATACCGCAAGAGCGCGACTAACTCTTATGTGGACCATTTCAAGGTAGCACGCTCGTTGTACAAGGGTCCTCAGCAGTACCCAAACATCCCGGTATGGGACCGCGTTGTCTATAACGACGACCCGGCGGCGCACATCATTGAGCTTGGTATCGCAGCGAACGAGCTGCACTTCCGTGACGGGCGAACACAGGATGTTACCCATTTCCAGAGGGGTCACTTCTTCCTGGTAGGTGCAGCAGCTAAAGCTGTTGCTCTTGCAGCTCTCACACGCCCGCAACCCTCAGCACAGAAGTCGAACTGGGACTCCCGGCGTGCGAATGCCGCTATCGACCGTTCCGGCACGCAGGGCACCCGCCACGGAGGTTACTAATTATGACAAATTCAATATTAGACTTGTCGGTGCTCAACCAAACATTGCTGTCCGAGTTCGCGCCAGGGCACGTTCTGCAGCATGTACCAGCAGGGAAACTCCCGGCATGGTGGATTCAGCATCACGTTCTCTGGGCAACCTACACGCCGGTGAACGCAGAGGAGACTCTGTGGAAGCTGATGATGAATACACGTATCCGTGTGTATTCACCGCGTACCGGCAAGCTCGCACGCATTTCTGCAGACAGTATCAATCTTCGCGTGCACTCGTTCATCGAGGCGAGAGT